GCACGAGGTTTTTGAGTAACTAAAGTAGCATGAGACATACGAGCTGCAGAAATTTCAAGATCTGCATCATCATATGGATTCCACACGAGTAAGGTAATACCTTGTTGAAATTTATTAGCGTTAATTTGTAAACGAAATTTTACATCTGCCCTGATGCCAGCAACACCAGACAGCTTAGCTTGATATAGTGGATGAACAACCAAAGTCTTCATAGCATTGTAAGAAGCTATCGTACCAAGAGAGGTTGAAGTTGTTATAGCACCTGTAGCTATAATTACAGGTTTTTGTAAAAAAGTAATAATTGATTGCGCAATCGAATCATTAGATGCTTGAAAATGTTCAGAATTTAATTGAATTGGTTTAGGAATAGACGCAATAGAAGTAGAAGCATCATTTACAAAATGAGTAGTAGATGATTGATCGGACGAAGATTGATTTTTATCAAGACCAGTGATTCCGAAATTATCAGTGATCTGATTTATTGATTGTTGAAGTTCAGCAAGTAAATTATTCAGCCCATAGACTACTCAATCATAATGGGATATAGCAGGTTACTCTAGATAATGGTGTCTCTCCAGGCCATCTTGAGTAGTAATCCTAAAAAGGAAAGCCTCTTCTTTTCTTACGCTGTCAAGAAAATAACTTTTAGCCTGCATTTAACAGAAATTTTCCCCGATCGCAAGAAAAGGCAAGTTTTAAAGGCCATAGGCTTCCACCCTTGCAGCGTCGAATGATGCAAAGCGTGGTTCGTAATTAAGAACTTTACGAGATAAAGAAATTATCTTAGGAGCCCACAAATTCCAAATTTCAACATTATGAGCTGATAATTCAAGTAAAACTGAATCAACTTGATCATATTCGATCTGTTCTTGTTCAGGACCTCGCTTAGTCCACATAAGTTGTTCAGTTAAAGTATCCATAGTTAAAGGAGCTAACCATGAACAAAGCGATTGATCAAATACAAAACGTCGCTTAAGGAAAGAAACATCCTCCAGCTTTCGAGAAATGGGAACTATACCTTTAGTACCTTTATTTTCATCAGTATAAGTAATCCCAAGCTTAGCAAATTGTTCAGTGATAGTATGTTGATTAAATAATAAAATAACTTCATCATGAATATTAATAACATTATCATCACCATAAGTAGCACAAAAAACATACTTATCAAAATCATAAGCACTATAACCATGTTTTTGCATAATCATAGTCCAAACAATTCGAATTTGAAAAGCATTTGCCGTAGAACCGGCAATTGAAGTAGGAAAAGTACCAGAGGGCATACATTTATTCCATTCATAAATTATATTATATAATAAATGTTTAGAATTAACTACTTCCTTCCAAAGTGTCTCTCGTACTAATGAATTAATAGAACCATCATTATAATAACGATTAGCTAGATCACATTGAGCAAGAAGAACATTTTTCATTAAAGAACCATCAAAATTAGAAATATCACCAGCAACAATATGAGGACCCATACGCTTAAGATGAAATTGTAAACGACTCCAATCTTTACTACGGGGATCAATACCAACACACACACCACAATTAATATTATTTTTCATAATAGAAGTATAAAAAGTACCAAAATACATTTTTAAAGCA